CTACCGTCGTGGCCTTGAATAACTTTAACAGAATTATTGTAACTATTGTCTATATAAATTTTAGGTTCAAATTTAGGATATAATCCTAATTTAGTTGGCGTAGGCGGAATATAACTTCCGTTAGTAGATTCGTACTCGTAGATATCGAGAACATCGCCAAATTCTTTTTGTACCGTTACTATTAAAAATCCGTTATCATTAAACTCATAATCTTTCTGATATAATAATTGTTCATTATTAATGTATACTCCAACAGCCCTTGTATTAATTTCATTATACTTAAAAGGCTGCGTTAGTGAATAAAATCTTGAGTCAGGATCTTCTACAGTTATTCTGTTTCTAATAGCTGCTCCGTAAGGAAGCATATCACTAGAATAGAAAGGCATTTTATTAATTTTATCTTTATTAATTTCAAGCAGTATTCGATCAACGTGTTCTTTAACTGGACCTTCATACCCTAACGAGCTTGCAATCTCTAAAAATTGACGTTTAAATTTACCGTATTCTCTTCGTGCGTATCGAATTGATTTAACTAAATTAGCTTCTCTATCAAGCAAGTGATACATTGATAGATTTAATGGCGAGGAATGTTTTATGAACTTACGGCCGTACTTACTTAAATCTGTTATATCACGTAAATTTCCTGTTCCTGGAAATACCCCTGTAAATGCTTGTAAATTTTCTACAATACTTGCTACATGATCATTAACTTCGCCTAGTGTGAAATCTGTTACATCTTCATTAAGAGGATTTTTTTCAAGATTAGCAGCAATTTCGTAATAACCGTTTTCGTTTTTTGCAGTATTAGAAAAACACTTAAATTTAATTACGTCATTAAGTTTAATATTTTTAATGAACTTAACTGCTTTAAACTTGTCAGCAGTAAGTACTAATTCATAATCTACCCCTTCTTTAACTACTTTGTTATTTACAAACACCCTTACTAATAAATCAGTAAGGAATCCACTTTGATCAAAACAATTAATAGGATAATTTATTTTAGTGTTATCATTAATATATTGTAGTATTACAGCTTGAGACGAAAGTTTATCAGCTTTAGTCCATGCACCTAAATTAATAAAATTATTTTTATCTGTATATTTTTTTAAATAACCAGAAGCAATTGGAACTGTTTGAGGAACTGTATCAATCTGATATTCAACTATATCAGAATTATAATCAAAATCAAATAAGATATCGCCTACGTTATCAATACTACGGTATACCAACGGAAACCCTAATACAGAATCAGCTGTGCCAACTCCAGTCTTATAACTGAAAATTTCAGTTCCTTTAAAGTTTGATGCTTCGTATTTTGACGTATCTGCAAACGAGACGCCGGCGGCATCGTATGCATCAAACAGTGGCGGCTGATTAACTTGTGTTTTTTCCTGGGCACGTTTCCACTCTGTACCGTTAAAGAACCACATAGATCCTGTGTAGGTATTTCCTTTAGTTACTAGTACGTTTTCGTTTATCTGAGGTAAAGAATCTTCTGTTTCTCGTAGTGCGATCTGTCCTGCTACACCACTACCTGTAAATTTAATAAATTCAACCTTAAAAATTCTTCCTCTTACTAACGGATCAGTGTCTGCTAAAAACAATATTCGCATTCCGTTTCTTAACTGAACTCCGTCAACACTATACCCTAGTGTTCCTTCAATACTGGAAAATGCATCTACGCTAAAATCATCTATTAAATCAATAACAGGTTTTGTTGTTGTACCAAAATTAAATAATTTTAAATTAGCTTCAAATTCAATAATTGGTCGATTGGCTCTTGCAGCTTGATCAAGATTTGCTGGTTGATTATTAATACTTGCTACTAATTCTATGACATCTTTATGGAACCATCGATTATATCTACTCCAAAAATTGCCGTCGCTAGATGCTCTATTAATTACAATGTAATCTTTATCTCGTGGAAAACCAATTGCAGAGCTAAATGGTAATCTATCAAATCCGTCTTCGGTGTCAAAAGGAACGTTTAGGTCAATGCCTACCGGAAAAGATACTTCAACATCAATGTCGGATATTAGTTTAATCTTATCTCCAACACCTTCTACATACCACTCAGAGTTTGAATATATTGCTGGGATTACTTCTCCAACAAATCTAATTTTCATACCGTTAGTTACACTCCATCCGGCTTTTGTAGTGTATGTTTTTTTACCTAAAATTTCTGTTTCTACATCAATAAAACTAGATTCTTCAATATTTGCTACGCGAATTACTCCGCCAAGATTAATATTATTATCAGCTACATAAAAAATTTCATTAGGAGTAGCTTCATTTAAAGTTATTTCAATAACTCCGTTTTCAACTGCCTGGGCATTAATTCCTTGTTTAATTAAAAATGCATCATCAAGGGTACGCTGTGTTCTAAAAGTAAGAGGTAAACCCGGTGTATTGATTTCAAACCTATATGTAACTCCTCTAAATAATTTAAAATTAGGATTAGGAGTTAATCCGTCAGGCGAAAAAATATAAGAATAATTGTCACCGTTATCTTGCAAAGATACAGAATATGTACTGGTTATTTCTTTAACATCACCAACAATATTAAGTGTTTGGGGACCTGTGGGTAACCAATAGTATTCTCTAAAATTTGTAAATTTATCCCAATTGATATGGGGATCCCAAGTATAAAATTCTTCTTTGTTTATATTACTATGATTGCGATTAACGCCGCCAAAGTTTTTAACTTGATTAATAAGGTCATTATAATTTTTAAAAAATTCTACATTACCTAATGCGTCTGTAATTACTGAAGCTGGTTCAAACTGATAATCCTCTCTGTCTTTGGAAACATCTGCTATATATGTGTCTGATGGATTAAACGCTGTAGCAGTTTTTCTGCCAAAGTATCCGTTAAGTTTTTCTGCCACGCCGGGCTGTAGTAACTGATCAAGATTAGTACTAGTTGACTGGGTAATCACTCTTCCGCCTGCTTTTAATCTAGACGCTGTAATAGCATCTATTATTTCAATATCATCAACTGTTGCTCCGCTGATAAAAATTTCATCTGCTTCTGCCTTAATTTCAAACAATGATCCAAATGCTTGAGAATCTTGGAACGGCACTATAACAAATGTTACTAAATCTGGTGCCATTCTATTCATAACATAACTGCTTAATTCAGAGAAATAAAACGTTTCGCCAAACTCCCAATTTTCAAGTGCAAAAAATTGTGACATAGCTGATATTACTCTTGCTTTTATATCGTTATCATTTAATACCATGTCAGGATTTTTTACAACTTTAAATGTTGCTTTTAAATCATCACTTGCATTTTTTCCAAACAGTATCTTATACTTAACTGGATGATAAATTATTTCGTCACTAAGTGATTTAATTTGATTAAGTTGGGAACTATAATTTATAAACAACTGATCACTACTTGGTGGTAATGGTTTAGTTATTATTTCTTCAGTTAACCAAAGTCTAAAACTTGTATCGTATGCTTTTGTTAGCAAATATAAATCAACAATATTGCTTGCGCTAGGATCAATCCTTGAATTAGAATCCGCAGCATGAATATAACGGAATTTAAGTTTATCTCTGCCAAGGCGAGCTTTATAATTAATTGATAACTCCAACACACCTCGTTCCTTATTCCATACTTCAAAAATATCTAGATCAATGTAATAAAAAACTTGGCCGTCGTTGTATGCGCTTAGTGGTAATAGGTCAGCTTTCCTTGCTAGTACAATTATTTGTTGAGTATCATTGGAATAAAAATTAAAATCTTCAACTCCGTCTTGTGTTAGATATTTTTCAAACATAACATATTTTTGTGTTTGATTAACTTGTGGTGATACGATTTGTTCAAATAATTCTACATCATCAACTACTCCGTCTTCGTCGTCGTCATAAAAACTAACTTCTATTTTTTTACTGTCAACATAACCTTCAGTATCACGATAAGCTTCAACTATTTCCCAGTTAAAATCTTTAGTGAACGAGTTTGTTTCATCAGGTTTATTATTAACGTTTAATACTGTTATAGTATCTTTAACAATTTTGCCAGTTTTTGTGTTGTATATCTTGTCGCTGCTATCGTAATAAAACCGAATTTCTTGATCACTTTCAAATACAAATCTCATAGCTCGATATGTAATAGTATATCGCTCGCCGTCAGTTTTAAACCATACAAGCCAACTAGAATCTAACCGCTGATTTGTAGCATCACCTGTTTTACCTGTAGAAAATTCAGATGTTGTGTTTAAATTATTTTCTGTAATAACACGCCACTGACCGCTAGTTTGATCAAAACGGATACCAAAAGTTCTGTTAGCAAATATTTGATCAATTATTTGAGCCTTAACTTCATCAGTTAAATCGTTAGGTAATGTTGGTTTAATTTCTGCAAGAATTGCTCCAATTGGAGATACTCCTGCTGTTGGTCCTGGTATTATGTCATTGAGTGCTACAGGTCCAAATCCGTCATCTGTATTGTCAACTCCTGGGCCGTTGACACTTAACACTTCAACCCAATTATAATAAGACGCACCTAGACTGTTAGCAACGCCGGTTCGCATGGTACCATCAGGAACGAAATGATTAGTTGATAGGTCCGCTGCTGTTGGAACAGTTTTTGGTCGGAATCCAGGTGCTACTAATTTTATCATGGCTCCTGGACGTACTAGACTAAGAATAGATGCTGTAAAACTACCCAGTCTTGATTTTACCTCTTCTCTATTTTTAAAATATCCTGTGCTTAGATTAGTTTCTTTAGTTTCTTGGACCCAGTTAACTCCTAAGTCGCTAGTTAGAATTTTTGGAAATCTATCGTGATAATAATTTCTAAGTTTTTTATCATTGAGGATAGGAACGATTATATTTTCTACTGCTCCTTCAACGTCTGTTCGAGTATTAAAAGTAAAACTTTTTTGTAATTCTAAAAATTCTTTATACACAACACCGTCGTTCCCAAACAGGGTAGTTTGACTATATTTTCCTGTAGCGTCTATTAAGTCAAAGTAACGACTTATTCCGCTTGATGTTCTGTTAACTGCTTTAACTTTAATAATTTCTTGATTAATACCTAGAGGTGCTATTTGATAGTCCTCACCAGTTATCATTCTATTTTGTGTATAATATGTGCTAGGAGCATTTAATTTAATGCTGTCGTTACTTTCGCTAGGACTACTATTATCAACTGTATATTTTAGTTCAAAAGTTATAACTATTGATTCTTCTTTGCCTAATTTGCTTAGATACGGAATTGTAATAGAAATAGCTCGCATATCTTCAGGGCCAACAATTAATCTATCTGGTAGACTTGTTCTATAATATATCTTAAATTGACCTTTAGGTAATTCTCCAAATGTGCCGTCGGAGAATATTAAATTAATTCTATCACCTACACGAGTTAGTACACTATAAATGTTTCTATTTTTTTTGTTTACACTATTATAGATTACGTTATTGCCTTCTAGTGCATCAACCTTAGTCCATAATTCTGTTTCATTGCCAAATGAATCTAAACGATAGAGCCATACATCGGAGTTGTTAATGTTAGGAGACTCAATAGAAACAGTTTGATTTGAGATAGGCGCCGAAATATTAAACAATCCTTCGTCTAGATTTCCTTGTCTAAAATGTGAGAAAAATCCTGTGTTTGAGCTTGCTGGACCACGTCCGTCGTCTCGATATATAAAAGCAAAATTATTTCCTGGGAAGGGAGCTTCTTCAAGAATATTTCCATCAGATACATCAGTTGAAACTATTTCAAAAGTTGTAGCTCTGCCGTCAATTGTTTTATTAAATGAATAAACAGGTAGTTCTGAATTTGTACTATTCAATCTATATTGATCTGTAGGAATTCCATTAACGTTGTCTTTTTTAACTGGGCGACCAAACGTACCATTAACAGGTAAGGCTGCATTTATTACTTTTATAAACTGTTCGTACCAATCAATATTACTAGGATCATTCCATACTATAGTTTGATTTTGTAAATTAATGTTATTGCTATCGCGAATTTCTTCTGAGGTTCTAACTGATGCAATTTTTAATAATCCATTGCAAGATTGTACTCTCTTAGGATTATAAGAAAGTAATCGAGCTAGTCGTAATACACTTTCACGTCTGTCTGCTAATTCTAAGAAATTTTCTCTAGCGTTTAAATCTATACGGAAAGCAATATTTTGCCCAAGGAACGCTATTAAGTCTACTAACGCAAGATATTCGCTTGATTCAACATAGTCATTAAAGTCTTCGGGATAATTTTCTCTTAGATACGATATCATCGTACGTCTTAGATTATCAAAATCATAACTTTGAAAATCTGCATTGCGAAAAGATTGGTAGACACGCTTCCAATCTTCTGCAAGTAATAATCTATTTTGTCTATCTGTAGATGACATGTGCGCTTTCCTTAACTATATCAATATTTATTTGATTTGAAAAGTGCGTAGTTAATTGATGAACCCAGCTTTTTCGTCAAACGTAAATTGTAATTTTTCTACAATTGAATAAGGCAAATATACCAATTCACAATCAATCCGAATTGCATGTTCGTAAGGTTGCTTGACATCAATCTTATTAACCTTGACTCTTGGATCATAATTAACAATCCTAGAAATATTTTGAATTATTGCATTTACAGTATCGTCTGTTAGAGGTTCAAAAATAATGTCCCAAATTATAGTGCCAAATTCTGGATCACTTAATTTTTCACCTTGCCTAATATGAAAGTGATTTATAATATCTTGTTTGATAAGAGCAATATCATAAAGTGCTGGACTAGAATTTGTAGAATTTACTGTGCTAAATCCTTTATAAGTAGGTGCTGCGGTTGCAACATTATCGTTGGATCTAGATCTAGTTGACTTAACTGATATTTGTTTATAAAGATTTTTTTCTAGTGCGCTCATAATATATTTACCTTATTTTGTAGGCTTCTTAAATGTGTCAGCGATTGGTGGAAAATTAAATGGCGGTAGTACTGCATCTGGATCTTCTTCTGTAGGACTAATCGCTTTAGTCTGCTCTGGTGTAAAATCCTTAGGGTTAAGATTTTCGTGTTCTCTCCACGGTTCGTGTTGAGGAACTCTTTTAGGTATAAATGCATCCTTTGCTTGAATTGCCGTAACTGAGCTATTCATAAAAATTTTGCCTTTGACTGTAGTTTCAATATGATCTAATTCAGCTCTAATATGTGTACTGCCTTTGGCATATATTCTGCCATCTTTGTCTGCTTTAAGTTCTATATTTTCTATGGCTTTTACAAAAACATTAGCACCAGCTGTTGCATTAATATTATTTTTTGCTCTAAAGTTAATATCTCTACCTGCTGAAAAATTAAGATCATTTTCTGAATGTACACTGATTGAATCTTTAGCGTAAATATCAATTTTGCCGTTGCCAGTCATTTCAATCCAACTGTTACCGCTACCGTGGGAAATGTAAATTAAATCTTCAGTCTCCATCGTCCATTACAAACGAACTACCCCCCAATCGATTAAATGGCACGTTAATTCTTGAGCCTTGAGGCCCGTATTCAGCTTTTGGTCCTTTTACATCATATGGGCCCGGGGTTGACATTCCAAACACCATACTAGGTGCTTCTCTTCTAGCACTAGAGGTTGTTGTTCCTCTTATATGGTCAGCTGTAAGGCCTTGGATTTCAAGTTGGTCAAATGCAATGTTGTTGTACGGTTTAATAAATTTTGTAGGATCTCTACCCGAGGCAGTTTCTACTTTTTTATTATATTCACCAACTGGTAAAGCAGTAGCTTTGTCGAAATCATTGAACGTGGTAGCAGCATACCCTGGTAACATAAAATTTGTATATTCGTCTTGTACGCAGCCTATCCAATACGGATTACCAAAATTATTTTCTGTGAACAACACAAGCACTAATGAGCCAGGATCAGGAGGTATTGCCCACCATCCGTAACTTTTTTGTGTATTAGCATAACCACTATTTTTGGTCATATCTTTATACGGTGTTATTCCGTAAAAAGGACTCATGTATTTTGCTTGAACAATTTGTCCTGTGCGTCTTGTTAAGTTACCCGACTCTGTTGACTTTAATAGTTCAATTTCTAAAGACCCCATAAACTTTGTATCGAGATGACTAACTACCATTCCTACATATATGCCGGAAGGGTTTTGCTCTCTAGGGGCAGTTCTTGAATCAGTTGACATTATGGAGGTCCTGCATTTGCGTCTTTTTCATCTATTTGATTTTTCTTAGATCCAGTTACTAGTGCCTTAGCATCTTTAAATAATGATACTGCTGAACTTGCAAGGCCCTCTAATGTTAAGTCTTGGCCACGTTTTCGCACTAGGTCTAATTCTTGTGTAAATTGACCTTTACTAAACTTGTTGTTTACTAAAATAACTTGATATACTCCGCTAAACATACCTATAGGTAAAAACCCTCCTAGAGGATATTTCACAAAGCCGTCTTCGCCATCATAGTCTATAGGAGTTCTAAAATTTAAAACTACATCTACTTCACCTTTTCTAGGATTTAACGATCCTTCTATAGTTATTGCTTCGTTTATTGGATTTTCAATTCCTAAATAATTTCCTAAACCTGCGTCTATAATATAAAAGGGATCTCCGTGTATTGTTAATTTTACATTAATTAAATCTGCATCACTGTTTAATATAGAATCATTAAACATTCTAGCTATAGAATTCTCAACGTGTTCTTTAGCGCCGCCACCTTTTTTACCTGTCTGAGGACCTGTTGAATTATTAACTGCTGCTGAACCTTCAGCAGGCGCAGGAGACGGAACTGGTAACGGGCCTACAAAATTAGGATCAGGTGTACCAGCTGCCATACCATCTGGTTTTTTACTACCAGCCTGCATTTGGCCT